CGTCATCGGACGCGCCGGTCTTGGCGAGGGGTTCCTCGAAGAACACGCCCTTGCCGGGGGTGTTCAGGAACACGGGACGGAGCTGCGGCAGGGTCACGATCGCGATGGCGTCCTTGGGCATGGCGCGGTCAAGCATGATGTTGAACCGGCCGAAGTCCGTCTCAACCTGGTCAACCGACACACCGCCGACGTTGCCGCCGTTGATGAGCGGGTTGGCCTTGCCGTACGCGGCAGCGTAAGCGGCGGTGATGGCAACCTTCTGGGTGGAGTTCACCAGCAGGGTTGCGTTGCCGCCAGTGAGGCCACCGTTGTCGAACACGCCCTGAACGGCGGTGTTGATGGTGTCCACGTCCAGCGCCGAAGTGGTGAGGGAGTGGAAGTCGATGTTCGCGGTGGAGGTGCCGATGGTGATGGCAGCGCCGCCCGAGGTTGCAGCGACCTTGAAGGAAACAGTGGTGGACACCGACTGAACCCAGTAGATGCGGCCCGCGACGATGGCGGTAGAAGATCCAACGTCGGTGAACACAACCTTGTCACCCACGGACAGCGAGTGAGCCGACGCCGGGGTGATCGTGTCAGTGGCCGAGGAAGCGCCCGTGTGGACGTTGGTGCCCTTGTCCGTCAGGTTCGTGGTGACAGCCTGAAGCAGGCCACGAGTCTTACGCGGGGTAGCGTTCGTGGTCGGGTTCGCGTAGCGGCCGTTGATGAAGGACCAGTTCACGTCACGCGCCACCTTTTCGAGGGCGCGGGCGATCTGCCAGTCAAGCTCGTTGGTGACGGGGTTGGAACCGTCGGTGCCGCGGAACGGGGCAGAGGTCGGGGTCGATGCCTGCCCAGCGGTGGCCTGCTTCGTGTACGAAACAGACACCTTTTCCTGGTGGATCTGGGCGACGTTGCGGACGTTGGCGCGCACGCGGGCACCGGCTGTCGGCGCGGTGGCACCTTCAACCTTCGTGTCCTGCGACGGGTCGCCAAGGTCGTAGGTCTGCCATTCGAACTCAACGCCCGAGGTCTGACCGCCGCCAGTCAGCCCACCAATGGCGGACAGCAGCGGGGTATCCGCGGGGGTGAGAGCGAACAGTTCGCCGTGGTAGTTGGGGAGGTTGAACGTGGTTCCAATGCCAGTGATGCCGGCCATGGTGGCTCCTTATAGCCTAGTTGTTGTATGCCTTTTGGCGTTTCAGGCTGATCGCTAGCGCGTAGTTCCCGGCCTTTTCGGCTTCTGCTATGCGTGCGTCGATGCCTTGCAGTTCCCCGGTTCCTCCGGTGAAATCTGCGCCGCTCTTGCCTGCCGCCTGGGCTTGCCTGAGCATTGGGTTGTTTTCGGCAGCGGTTTTTGCTGCTGCCTTGACGGCCTCACCGAATTTGGGGTCGGTGGGGTCGAGGTCTTTGATGGCCCGCTCGAATGCTTTCGAGTCGGTGATCGCTGCGGGGTTGACGCCGAGGTCTTTGGCGTTGCGCCATACGATGAGTTCCGCGGCGGTGTCGCGTGCGGACGCTTTGGCGGTGTCGCGTTCCTTGGCCGCTGCGTCGGCGGCTGCCTGCGCTGCTTTCACGGGGTCTTCGGTTTCGTCGCTGATGCCGAGGGCCTTGAGCGCTGCTTTGATCTTGGCGTCTGCGTTGGTTTCGGCGTCGCGGGCCTTTGTGCGGTTCTCGGCCGCTTCGGCGCGAAGCTTCTGCACGTAGGCTTCATCGAACACTTTGGGTTCAGTCGGGGGAGTCTGCGGGTCAGCGGGCGGCGTGACGGGCGGGGTACCAGCGTCAGCCGGGGGCGTCGCGGGGGTCTGGGGGTCTGGGGTCTGCTGCTCTGGCATGGTGTCCTCCTGGGACGTGCTCTTACCCGCTCCTGGCGGGCGTTATTTGTTGGCGAGATTCAGTTGTTCGCGGCGTGGCCGGCGCATGAGTCCGGTTTGTGCGGTGTAGTCGCGTATGCGTGCTTGGATGTCGCGGGCGCGGCGACGTGCCGTTGCCCGGTCGGTGTCGTTCAGTGCTGCGAGTTCTGCTGTTTTCGCGGCCCTGACGAGCCGTTCAAGGTTCCGTAGGTGCTGGGTTTCCTTGAACTTCTCGGTAGCTTCTTCGATCTGTTCCGGTGTGCGGGTAATCAGTTCCGTGACGCCGGGGAAGAAAGCCACCAGCGTGTGTTTGCAGTTCGGGTGCTGCAACCCGGCAGCGCGTGCCTGCTCCACCGTCGCGGCAACCTGAAAGGCGACCTTCCCGTCACCGGCCGCAGCAGGCTCCGTGTAGCGTCCCGGACCCTTACGGGAAAGGATCTTGCCCTCCCATGGCAGGCAGAGCTTGCATGGGAACCCTGTCGGGGCCAGGGTCCAGTACTGGATGCCGAGGGACGCCATGCGGTCTTGGTGGGATTCGTTGTACGCCCGTATGGCGGCTGTTCTGGTTGCCATCTCCACGTAGGTTGAGAGGTTCCATTCCCTGCCAGCGGCGTCCTTGAAGCCGGTCACGCCGCCTGTGGTGAGTTCGGTCCACGCTTCCCGTTGCGCTGCCTGTGGTGTGCCGCCTGTGACCTGCCCGATAGCCGCCCGTGCTGTTGCTGCCTGGTAGGCGTCGTTCGGGAACCGGGTGATGCGCTGGTTAGCTGCGGTGAGCCTGTCGGTGAGGTCAGCGGCGATGTGCGCGGCCGCGTTCAGGCCGTGCGCCGTGGTGCCGTCCCCGATCGGGCGCGTATACACGTCCCGCATGCCGGGGTTGGCCCTGAGCGCGTCCCGGACCTCACGTAAACCCGCGCTGCTGCCGCGCCGTGCGGCTTCCAGCGCAACCTCATGGGACATGCCCGTGACAGCCTGCCCGAGGTCCGTTGCGATGCGCCGCGCCACAGCATGCAGCGCGGCGAACATCACCTGCTGGCCCTGCGGTGACTCATCGCCAAGGTGCTGCGCGACGATCGCGGCTGATGCTGTGATCAGTTGCCGTTCAGCTTCCTGATACCGTGCCACCAACGCGGCGGTAGCGGCCTCAATCGTCGCCGGTAGGCTGTCCTGCGGTTCCGGTACTGGTATCGGTGTCGCCATCGTCTACCACGCTTCCGAACATTGTGGGGTCGGGCATGATGGGCGACTCGGCCATGATCAGCGCAACCTCAGCATCTACCTGCTCGTCGTCCCAGTCGGGGTGAACCATCGCCACGAGCGTCTTCCGTGAAGCGGCCTCAGCGGTCTTGAGCATCTGTGCCGTGCGTGCCAGTGACTCAAGGGATTCCTGTACGGCGTCCGCGAACGTCACCGTCACCGGGACCGGCGTTATGCCCGAGCCGAACAGCACAGCATCCATGGCGAGGGCCTTGAATATGATGCGTTCCAGTGCCGGGGTTGTTGCCCGGATCTTCCGGTCACGGGTCAGGTATGAGCGGCGTTCCTTCGCCGTGACCTCAGTGGCGGTCTTATCGCCCCCGCCGCCAGCGTCTTTCTCGCCAAAGGTTTGCGAGCTGTAACCGGCTGTGCGGATGATCTGAGCGAACAGGTCAGCGGCTATCCTTAGGTGTTCTTCCACCCGAATCTCGAACTGGACTTTCTCAATGGCGAGCTTCGAGTCAGCAGCGGAACCGGGGGCGGCGTTGATGCCCGTGAAGATCGCCTTGTCGTTGTCGAACGCTGCGCCCTTGCCCGGCCCAAGGTCCGTGAGCATCGCCTGAGGGACGATGAGTCGGCCCTTGCCTAGATCCAAGTCGCGCATCAGTGACGAGTAGGTGCGGTCCAGTGCGTCCATGAGCGGTTCGATGCCGTCAAGGTCGGAGCGGCCGAGGTTCGCGCCGTTGGGGTCGAGCCTCCAGCGCCGGTTAGGTGTGATGTTCGGCGCGTACTCCACAGCCAAGCCGGGGGTGTTGGTGCTGATCTGCGCGTCACCGTCCACCATGTTGGCAAGGTGCAGCGTAGATTCATGCTCTGTGAGCGGGACACGGACGCCGAGGTCCGTGGCGGAACCGTCGTACAGGCCATGCTCAATGACACCGACGCCGAAGCTGTCCAGTTCGTGGCGTTCCAGGTGCCGCAACCAACGGTTACCGTCCACCAGCACGACACGCCAGAACGTAACAGCTACCAGACGCCCGTAACGGAACGTTGGTAGCGCACCATCGGCGTCCACCTTCGTGATGAACACGTGCTGGTACAGCGAGTCGTCCCACGTCGCACGGTAGTACACACCGCCGAGCGCGGCGGACACCTCAGCGCCGGCCACAAGGGTCTGATCCAGACCAGCCCCGGTGATCAGGTCAAGGCGTTCCTGAACCTTCAGGTTCTTGCCCTTAGGATCCTCCACCGTGAACGACGGAGGCTCGCTGAACAGCAGGTCAGCGGACACCTGACACAAGTCCGACGCGACGGGCACATGCAGTTTCAGCATGCCCGCGTCCTCGTCGCTGGCCTTCGGGGTCCAGAACCAGTCAATGACCCGATTCAGCACACCCTTGCGAACTACAGGGTTCTGGTACGCGGACCCCAAACCGGCCGGATCGTTGGCATACCAAGCGGACCAGACCGAGTACGCCTCAGCGATGATCTGGTTCTCTTTCGGAGGCCACGTGGTGCCCTGAGGCGGCAGTGCCAAGATGGGCCTCCTAAGCTGCGTCGTTGATGGGGTAGTTCAGGTACGGTCGCCAGTTGGTTTCCGTGGACGTGCAGGCGTACCTAAAGGCGTCCACACTGTGGTCGTTGATCTTGAGGGGCTTGTCTTCGCCCTTTTCGGTGGCTTTCGGATCCCAGCTATATTCAGACATTTCCCCGATGAGGCCGGCGCACCTGTCGGTAACGCGTAGCCTGTCGTTGTCGAGGATGGTCGCGACGGTTTGGATGCCATACAGCACCTCGTTGTTCGCTGGGAACATGTTCGTGATGCCCTGCGCCGCCATCTCGACACGCAGTGACGCGGCCGAGGGGTCGTGGATGAGCCACTCAGGCATTGGCCGTGTACCGTCAGGCATGACCAGTTCCCCGAGCCAGTCCGTGATGCCGCGCACGATGGCACCGTTGGTTAGGTTCACCTGGTCGGCGCGTGAGTCGTGCCGCCATTCAGCGATGCCGTACAGCCGGTTGTCGATGCCGAGGCCAAGCAGGATAGCTGATGTGGCGTTCGTGGTGCCGTAGTCGATACCAACGCCA